CCTATTATCATTAATGACATTAGAAAGTAATACACAATCCCCTCTAAAATTGTACGTAAAAGATTGATTATATTTTTTCCACTTGTTATAAGTTGTTTCTCCATCTGCTCTAACTAGATTACCTATCCATGTTTTTGAATTATGAAAGAAATTAGATACAAAATAGTCTAGCATTTCTTCCTTTGTATATTTAGTTGTAAGTTTATGAAAAAAGAACCTATCATTACGTTTTAAAAATGTGTTAAATGTTGAATTAACTTTGGCATTGTGCCTGTAAAAATCATAACTATCGGAAGTGAAGTGTAGTTTAATAGCCAAATATAATGTATAAGCCTCATAACTGTTCATATAGGTAAGATTGCTGTGCTTGATCGTTCAACCAAGTTTAGCTTTTCTGCCTCTTCTTTTATCTTTTCTTTTAGTGACTTGTTGATTAAAGGACCTACAGAAGCTGTGTCAATATCATTTTCTTCACAATATTTTAACACGGCATCCATATAGGACATCCGTTTCTCTTTTACTATTGCCTCTATAATTAAAGCAAACTTTTTACTATTCATTAACATCAGAATTTTCTTACTATGTGTTTTCTTAATGCTCTTGTTAGTTCTTCTATTTTATCTATGATACTAATTAAACTTGGGTCTGTGATATAAGTTTGTTCTGCTTTTAGTCTATCATATTCTTTTAACGATATTGTTACCGTTGATTGTTCATTCTCATAAGTCATATCATGCTCATGGGAATCTCTTTCTATATTTTCACTCATAATTTACCTCACTTTATAATAATATTATATCACAATCTACGTGTTTGTCAAGCCTGTTTCTGTTACTCGGTACAGGCAAACCGTTTAGCAGTATTAAGCTGCCATCGCTAAATTGTTAGCATTTGTGAGTTGACTTTACGTTGTCAGCGATTAAACTCCAGTAAGTTTTAACTGTATGTCGAACCTATTTCCACCCCTTAAATTTCATTGTTTAAATGGTGGAGTGGTTGGGTATTGCACCCAAGTCCATATCAGGTATTATCTTACCTTCAACATTTAATTCTTTACTAGACGCCTTTTTTAGTTTTTCCTTGTACGTCAGTTTTATCATATGTATGAAACAAAATGCACGTTTCAGCTGTACTAGGAATATCTACAGTTACTAGTACTTCATCATTGTTTTCATAATACGTTATCATATAAACTGGTTCACCATCAGGTCTACTTCCTGCTCTACCTAAACTTATGTGTTTAACTTCAAAGCCTTTATCATCAATATATTCTTGTGTTGCTTCTGAAGTGCCACATACTGCTGGTATTTGTTGCCAATATAAATCGTAATGTTTTTCATCAACACCGTGTTCAGCGTATGCTATACTTGAAATTATTAAACTTAAAACTATTAGTATTTTTTTCATATCTCCCTTTAGCTGTTTTGGTCGCAAGTAGGATATAGTAAATCGCCTTTTTGATTAATTCGACTATTGACTCTTTATTAACTATTTATATTATTTCTGTCAAAAAAGTCTTTAGTGTGTTTATAAAACTTCTCTTGGTGTTCTTTAATTTTGTCTTCAGTATGTATCCACTCTTGTACAAAACCGTCTTCACACGTGGCTAATATAACGGTCTGCTCTATCTTCTGGTTTGGGTATAGCTCTTCATACATTTTTGCATAGGCAGATGTCTGTAAAAAGTTAGCATAATTGTAATTAGCATCCCTTTGTTTTGTAGAGGTCTTAAAATCTATAACTGATAGTTTGCCTCTATACTCAGCAATACAATCTACTTGACCTGCAACACCTATCTCTTTTGAGTATAGGTATTCTTCTAGGCAATGTATGTTATCTATTCTAGCAAGATATGGTTTTATAATTCTAAAAAGACCTAGTGGTGTAACAGCAGTTATACCTACCGACTTCTCGTCTTCGTTGTTCAAGTGATTCTCAATCAAGGTATGAGTTGTCTTACCTCTATTGACAGCAGACGTTGATATGTAGTTAGCCATTTTCTCACCAACTGCATTTCGCCATGCCTGTAGACCTGCTTGTTTTTCGGGTATTTGTCCTAGTATAGATGTAACGGAAGGCATATTAACACCATCAATAGTATAATATCTTACACCGTTTTGATTCTTGCCTTTCACACCTAACGATTTAGGCAATACTTCTTCATTCAATTTAACATGTTTAAACATAATATACCTTTCCGTATAAATTTATATAGTTATTATATCACTATTTGTCAATATTGTCAAGCCTTATTGTTAATATACTCATCACCAAGAGCAGGATGTCCTTTAAAATCTATTAATAATATAACCGTCTTCACCTCATATACCTTTCTGCATATATTGATCTATGATCTTATCTTGCTCTAGTTTTTTATCATTATTAAGACGTTCAAACGCTCAGCTGGGATCGTACGGTTCATATACCGTCTTACCATCATCATTTCTGTATGCTCTTAATACTTGTTTTCTGTTGTCTTCAGCATTCTTGTACGAACAATGAATCCAACCGCTGTTAGGTTCTTCTGGATTATGAAACTCTAATATCAGCTGGTCAAAATCTAGGCTATCAATAATGTATTTTGCTAGTTCAGCATTAGGCACACCAAAGATTTCAAAATCAGCGGCTTGGCCTTTGGCGTGTTGTGATTTCGCACTTGAACCTATTTTTAAACATAGTTCAGGACTTCTATATCCTGATGATACAGATACTACTTTGCCATAATGATCTCTTACTTTTTGTAGAACATTATCACATAGCTTTTTTAAGTTATCCATATGATCTTCGCTTGGGTTATTGCTAATCCCATGTCTATCTGCTGTTTGAGAAGCAGTAAGTTCTTTAAGCGAAAAGTTTTTGCTTAGTTGCATTTAATTTATCCTTTGCATTTAGTTTTATTTTCTTTAAGGTTCGTAAATCGTACCATGATTTAGTTGATCTGTCTTGTGATATTTTTTGTTCAACTTCATTCACCGCTCGTTTTAATTCTTTATGATGAGCTTTTATTTCTAACATATTACCCCCTTGTAAGTTTTAGTATTTTATCCATCTGAGCCTTGATGATTGGTCCTCTATTAGGCCAATGTATATAAGGTTCATTGGTTTTTGAAAGATTATACAAAAACGGTAGTATAGTCTTTTCAATCTCTTTAAATCTCGCCGATATGTCAGCGTCCTGTATCTCTTTGTTCACAGAGTCTTTCTCTGCTACAATCTGCATTATCTCATTCATCATAGACTTTATATCGCCTACGTCTGCTTTGACTTTTGCAATCTCTAAATTAGAGTCTTCTACAACCTTCGGGTCTATTGCTGGCGTGTCGTCAGCTGGTTTCTTTGATACAGGAGTAAAACCATAATCTATATCGGTATCAAACTCCCTCATAAAATCAGGTATGTCTGCCATTAGTTTTCTCCTTGTTTAGGTAGGTGCAATGAGCGGATTGACTTATTAGACTCAGGTATACGACCGTTGTTGTTCAGTTGCTCGCTCTGCACCCCTATATTATTTATTTTTTGCATTTTGTCTAGCTTTGTGTTTTTTCATCACTTGCTCTGTTTTGATTTGTTTTGTTGACTTTGTTCCCATCTCATTTGCTAAAGCACTCATTGGGTGTGCTTCTGCTACTTTTGATAATGTTTCTTTCCAACCACTATCTGATCTATAACTAGCACCACTTACACCTGCAACAATTCTTATGCCTGATATATTTTGCTTGATGTGTTTGTTCTTTTTAAGATACTTTTCTTTCTCGTCAATAGTCATCATTTCGGTAAACTCTTTACCAGTTCTTTTATTTGTAAATGTGTATATGGGCATTTATTTTAATGTTAGATGAAACAATAACTGATTAGTTATTAAAAGCATATCTTCAAGTATGCTTTCTAAATCCATTTGACCTTTTACTTTACTGTTTTCTGCAATCTTCGTTATTCGTGCTACTTGTTTTTGTACTTCACCTTTAACTTGACCATTGTCAGCGTAATTCATTATGCCAGGTCTTAATTCAGCACTAAACTTAATTCTAGTACCTGATTTGCCTTGCCAAGTTTCTACAAACTCATCATTTAATTTATTAAAGTTTGTATAGTATTCACCTAACGCTTCATGCTCTGAATATGATTCTGTTTGCCAATGATAAGATTGAATATCATTTAAAAAATTTATGTTTTGTTGTATAAAATCTGTTGTATTATTCATAATATTATTTAGTATTTGCTATATCTACTATCCTCTGTATTAATGACCCTAATCCATTCTGTCTTTGCATTGTAAGTAGTTCTCTAACACCTAAAGGTAAAAAATCCTCTATAGTAAGAGCAGCCACTTCATCTCTAGGACAACCATTGACTAGGTCTGTTACTAATTTCGCTGTGCCTTTTGTTATAAATGCGTCAGCGTCTATTTTATATATCATTGTATTATCTTCTTTTGCTCCACCAATCAACCATAGAT